GACCGGATCAAGGAAATCATCACGTTTCTGCGCCGCCACAAAGGGGCAAAGGCTTTCCTGTGGACGCCGCCCCTGGGCGAACTCGGGCTCTACAAATGCACCGGCTTTCAGCCGTCGCACAAAGGCGGATCGGTTTACACGCTGACCGCCACCTTCGAACAAACTTTTCACCCCTGAGGTAGCGCCGCATGGCTTTGATTACGGACATCCAGAAGCTGGAGCCCGGCGGGGAAGTGCGGCTGTTTGAAATCGATGGCACGGAGTACGGCGCAGACATTCTGCGCTTTCACGCTCACGCCATCCCGCACACGCCCGATGAGCTTTTGGCTTATGAGGGCTCAACTGAAGAGCTGCCGGCAAAGTCGATCATTTGGCAGGACAACGAATACGCGGCCTGGCCGGTGCAGATCGAGGGCATTGGCGCCGACAGCAACGGCAGCGCGACTCGGCCCACGTTCATGGCTGCCAACGTCAACGGGCGCATCACAGCGCTGTGCTTGGCGTTCGATGACCTGTTGAAGTTTCAGCTGACCGTGCGCGAGACGATGGTCAAGTATCTGGACGCGGCGAACTTCCCAGAAGGCAATTCGACTGCCGACCCGACGCAAGAAGCGTTGGAAATCTGGTTTATCGATCAGAAGACCAGTGAAGACGGCGAGGTGGTGCAATGGGAGTTGTCCTCGCCAGGTGAGATCGACAACCACGGACTGCCGGGCCGGCAGATGACGACCTTCTGCCACTGGGCAATGACCGGCGGCTACCGAGGGCCCAACTGCGGTTACACCGGCGGCACCATGTTCGATGACGACGACAACCCCACGGACGACCCGAGCAAGGACGAGTGCAAGGGCGGGCTCAAGTCCTGCAAATTGCGTTTCGGCGAGAACAACCAACTTCCTCACGGCGGATTCCCCGCGGTGTCCCTGATCGCACGGAGTTGACCATGCGCAAGCACATCTTGAGCGCCATGGCAGCGCACGCGGCAGCCCAGTATCCGAAAGAGGCTTGCGGGTTGTTGCTGGCGATTGGTAGGAAGCAGAAGTACTTCCCGTGCCGGAACATCGCCACTGAGCCGACCGAAGAGTTTCGAATCGACCCCGAGGACTACGCCGCGGCGGAAGACGCGGGTGATGTGATCGGCATCTTCCATACCCACCCAGACGCAACCAGCCGGCCGTCACCGCATGACCTGGCCATGTGCGAGGCGACAGCCTTGCCCTGGCACATCCTCAGTTGGCCGGAAGGGGATCTGCGCAGCATTACCCCAGTCGGTCACACACCGCTGCTCAACCGGCCGTTCGTGCACGGAGCCTGGGATTGCTGGCAGGTCTGCGCGGACTGGTTCAAGCGCGAGTGGGGGCTTGAGTTCGAGGCCTTCAAGCGAGAAGAGGGATGGTGGGAGAGTGCCGAGGCTGAAAGCCTGTACGAATCCAACTACGAGGCCGCCGGCTTCGTGCGAGTAGACCGGTCGCAGCGCGGCGACTTGATCGTCATGGCGGTCGGTCGCACAGCTCATCCAAACCACGCTGGGATTTACCTCGGGACTGGTCCATCACTACCGGGCGAAGAATCGAACGCGTTCGGGCCTGGTCCGTTTCTGCTTCATCATCTATATGGACGCCCGAGCGAAATCATCGTCTTCGGCGGGCCGTGGCTTGATCGAACACGCCTGATCCTCAGGCACAAAGATGCACAACCGACCACATGACGCGGCAGGGCCGCAGGAGAATGACATGCAAGTCAGCCAGCGCTACATGCTGACCATTCGAGATTTGTTTACCGTATGCAGCGGTGCGTTATGTGGCGCAGAGATCGTGATCGCCATTTTCGACGGCGATACCGAAATCGACCGCTTGAGATTCGAGGGAAAAGTTGGGCCTGGCGGTGAGGGGTATCGTCGCAGCTACACCGGAAAGCCAGGCCTCACCGGGCAAATCGTCTCTGGGCCTGGCGACATTAACTTCCTGGCTGTCGCGAGTGTGGACCTCATTCCGGCGGCGTGATACCGCTTATGAAATCGTCCGACCCAAGCCTATGCGAGCCGTATTCAACGATGTAACCAGCATCCCGCCGCTTCGCTTCGGCTTCAGCGATGGCCTTGCTGGCGTAGACATCGACCAAGTGCCAAGGATCGGGCCGATCCCTTAGCACCGCCCAGCCAAGCACCCAGCCTTTGTTGTCCGGATCAGCGGGAAGATTTTTTGCAAGACTTCTGATTGACATGACCACTCCATGGCTTCGAGATGCGTAAAAATTAATACTGAAATTGTTTAGGGTATTGCTCACGACTTTACAGGGGTGAATAGAAAGAGACGCTCAGAATCAGTACATGAACATATCGAAATTTTCCGTCAGATCATCTAGGTCATCCTCAATTGCGGCGCCAATGAATGAAGCTAATTTAAGTAGATAGTCTTCGTTTGTGGCGCTATACGGGACGTGCCCCTTACTCGTCCGAGGGACATGATCTTCAAGAATTTTTTTCAAACGTGGCTCCAATGCAGTCCCGACAAGTGCAACGTCGAGTGCCTTGGTTAATTTTTTTAACTCAGCACCTGTTGCCGGTGCAGCAGGAATGGAAGCGCGTAGGGCTTGCTCTCTCATCGCGATCAGGGAAGTCATCCGATATCCTTTTGTTCTGTCATAGGTGCACGCAGTCACTCAGTCCGCGCCGAAATTGGCGCAATCCCAGTCCTCGGGCTTGCAGGCAAAGGACTGGGAAATCCTTAGCCTTGTGTTTCTGTCTTGACGATAAGGCGCCACTCAACCTTTTTATTAAAAACACCGGGGTGTTGGTGGTGGTTTTGTGGAGGGAACTTATCTCCCTTGTTCGAAGTTATTTCGTCACCACAGCCCTCACACCGGTAGATTCCCGATGCAGGGACCTTGTCACCAATTTCATAAATCGTGCCCCATACATCGCCACCAAGTAGTGACGAAGCTGATCTTGTTTTTTCAAGGTATTTCGCAGTTTCTTCTGTAAAGAGGGCCATGTTGAATCCTTCCCTTGGCTTTGTTTGGAGGCACAACGCTACTACCACTGGATCCAACCCCGCCACTGGCCTTTCGTCCACACTGGATGCCCGGACAGTATCCGGCTACAGTCACCCGTTTCAGGATGAGGAAAAATCATGCGGATTTTCAGAATCGCCGCCGCTGCCGTTCTGGCGTTGGTGCTTTCAGGCTGCGCCGGAACAAGTTTTTCGTATGACGAGGCCAGGAAGATTAAGGTCGGAATGACTGAGGATCAGGTTACCCAGATCATGGGCCCACCGTACTCAGTGGTTTCTCGGGCCGATGGCCAGATGTGGATTTGGAGCCATGCAAACGGGATGACCGGTGCGAGCCGTGTGATTTCTTTCAGGATGGTGGACGGGAAGGTCGTCGAGGTGCCAACCATTCCGTCGAGCTTCAAATAGAGCCGCTTCAACCAAACAAGATAAGGGAATGACATGCGGATTTTGATAGGGGCGGTGGCTGTAATGCTGTTGGCGGGGTGCATGGCGCCGACGATGAATGAGGCTCGCCAGGAAGGGCCGGATAAGATTCTGTATTCGAAGAAATCTGACAAAGCGCTGGCTCAGTGCGTCCAGTATGAATGGCAGAACCAATCACTGTTCGGGGTTACACCTGAGGCCACGCTCCAGCCAGGCCGAGATGTCGGGTACACCGTATTCACGGCTGGATCCGAGTATTTCGTCGACATCCAGCCTGGCGCGTCCGGTGCGGTAGCAAAATATTACGCAGTGCTGAACAACTGGATATCCGCTAAAAGACTGACCGGCCTGCAAAGTTGCCTGTAGAAGACATTTATTTCAAGGCCCGCTTCGGCGGGTTTTTTGTTGCCTGGAGAAAAGCATGAGCGCGCTGGCGATCAATTACCAACCCATGACCACGATCAAGCTTTATGGCCAGCTCCGGCAATTTGGTCGATCCTTCCGGCTTTCTGTCAGGTCGCCGGCTGAAGCAATCAAGGCTCTGTGTGTGCAGATTCCAGGCTTTGAGCGGTTTCTTTCAAATGCAAAATCGCGAGGCATGGAGTTTGCCGTTTTCCGCGGCAAAACGAATATTGGGGAGCAAGAGCTGAGCTTCAGCGGGGACGGGGATATCCGGATAGCGCCGATCATCACAGGCAGCAAGAAGGCTGGCGGGCTTCAAACGATAATTGGTGCGGTGTTAATCGTGGTCGGCCTCGTCATCACCGGCGGCACATTTGGCGCGGGAGCCCCGTTCGGCTCAGCATTGATTACGATGGGCGCTTCGATGGCTATTGGTGGTGTCATCCAGATGCTCAGCCCCGCCGCGAAGGGGCTGAAAACCAGCGCAGCCCCCGAGAACACCCCGGGCTATGCTTTCGGCAGCGCGAAGAACACCACGGCATCGGGAAACCCGGTACCGCTTTGCATTGGCAGACGTCGGTGGGGTGGCGCGATCATCAGTGCCGCGATCTACGCAGAAGACCAGATGTAGCCAAATCGCTGAACAACACAGCCGCCCATGAGGCGGTTTTTTATTGCCTGGAGAAAAGCATGGGCGCAGCACAGCAACTTGATATCTACGGCGCTAAGGGCGGATCGGACAAACCGAAGACGCCGACCGAGGCGCCGGATAGCCTGCGTTCGGTGGCCGTGGCCAAGATCCTGATCGCGATCGGGGAGGGCGAATTCGCCGGCAACCCGACCGCGCAAGACATCTTCCTCGACAACACGCCCCTGCAAGACCCACAAGGCAACATGAATTTCCCGAACGTTAAGTGGGAGTTCCGCAGCGGTTCGGTCGAGCAGAGTTACATTCAGGGTATCCCGTCGATCGAGAACGAAACCTCTCTGGGTATCGAATTGCGCAGCGGCACGCCGTGGGTTCGAGCGATCAGCAATACCGAGCTGTCAGCGGTGCGCCTGCGCTTCGCCTGGCCAGCGCTGCAATCGGTTGATGCCAGCGGCAACGTGAATGGTTACCGGATTGAATACAAGGTTGAGCTGGCCACCGACGGCGGCGCCTATCAGCAAGTGCTGAGCGAAGCCGTCGACGGCAAAACCACCAGCACCTATGAGCGAACCCGCCGCATTGATTTGCCCGCCGCTACCAGTGGCTGGCTGATCCGCGTCACCCGCATTACGCCGAACCAGAACAACAACAAAATCGCCGACACCATGCAGATCGCTGGCTTCACCGAAGTCATCGACGCCAAGCTCCGGTATCCGAACACAGCGCTGCTCTACATCGAATTCTCGGCCGAGCAGTTTCGCAACATCCCGGCGGTGACCATCGAATGCCAAGCCCGCAAGTGGCTGGTG